ACATCATCTACTCTGACACCTCCGCCCTCATCAAATCAGACTGATCGCTCAACTTTGCGAAGTCACTCGGCGCCTCTACATCATCATTAGCCGTCGTCATAATATATACTTTCTCAGTTACATACTTACCTAGCTCATACATCGCTAGTAAGAATAATAGTCTTAATATTTGTTTAATCATTATTTATCTACCTTCTTTACTTCGTATAAGACCGGATATAAATTTAAAAAGTGTATTCTATAACCAATCGTTTTAACTTCTACTTTGTCGCCTACTTTTAACCTAGCTTGTATGTCTGCGCTATCAAATTTCTTTTTGAATAGTAAGTCAGAGTTTTCGATGACTTGCTTGTTGTCTAACACAATATAGAACTTGTCTTCTTTATCTTGTCTCTTGTTATATTTATCTGTAATTGTCCCTTGATGTACTTCTTTGTGTTGGTAACTAGCCACTGTATAGATAGGCAATGTGATAACAAGTAGCAATGCGAATATACCGAATAATGACAGTATTCCAACAATAAAGATGTCGAACCCATCCATATTTTTAAGTTTTTTAATCATCATTGTCATCTCCAGTATCAATTAAACTAGGCATCATTCTTAACATAGCCCTTAATTCATATTCATTCATATTAGCCATCGTAGGACTGTAAAATTCACTGTCTTTATCTTTAATTTCTTTAATAAAATCATCTTCAATCTTAGCCTTTTCTTCAGGTGCTTTATTTTTATATTTTTTGATTATTTCAGTGTACTTTTTCGGGAATTTCATTTTAGGTATGTTAATCATCGTTTGCCTCCTTAATAAATGTAAATGATTCAATCTCATCTCTTTTAACCCATACTTCATTGTTGAACACATCTTTGACCGGAAGAAAATCCTCAATCACTAGATTCATAACAAGATTAATATAATCGTCAGAAGCTAGATCTGTTGTTGTGTAATAAACTCTATCTGAAATAGTTTTAATTTTAACCTCCGTCATTTCCCACACTCCCTTATATTTTCAAATAACTGACCCACTTTAATAACTGCATCTCTTTTAACTTGTGCCTCGTATTTGCGCTCAGCTTCTTCTTTACTCTCTGCCTCAACAACTGTAAACCTTTGATTGCTTTTAGCTTTAGTTATGTGTGTATGCTTGCGTCCTGTTGAATCTTTGAATGTTGTGACTAAGTATTGCGTCACTTCCCCAAAACCTCCTTGACTCGATCTAAGATGTCTTTACACGTATCCTTTTCCTGCGTCTGCTGTTCCATCTTGTCTTTCATGATTCCTTTTCATTTTCTTTTTGTATGCGTCAATGAGTTGGTCGATAGAATATAAGTTGTAAGCTATGTCTATCACTATAACAATTGCTTGTTGGTCGGGATAAAATTCTTTGAATATTATCTGTGGTGTACTAACAACTGCGTCTTGAGCAAATTCTTTATCTTTAAAATTAAACATGTTGTGAAATTCACTATTTTTAAAACTTGATTCAATCGCTTCTTTTATCTCTTCTGATGACACTCCTACTTGATTAGCAATACTCAATCCAAACGCCAACATGTCAGCTAATTCATCAAGTTGTACGTCTAACGGCTTACCTGGTTTCTTCTTCCAGTTCTTAAACGTTTCCAATGTATTAAACCATTCAAAGAATTCAACTACATATGCTATTTTGCTATCTCGTAAGTTCAGCGTTGGTATTCTATCGTCGAACTCCTTTTGTATTTGTAATAACTCTTGTAACTGATCAATTGTTAATGTGTTAGTCATTTTCCTGTGCCTCCTCATATTTATAGACAACTTGACCCGTCATAATCCCTACTGCTTCATCAAGTTCAATACCTTCTTTAACTGAATGTTGAATAGCATTTGTCATTCCCTCAAGTATTTCATCAAACGCTTGCGCTTTCTTATATACGTCCTCAATCTCTTTTAGTAATCCCTCTGTGTCATTACCGTTATATGCACTAGCGCTGATAACTGATTGTTCGATTTGTTCGCGGTTATTCATTAGTGTCATCCTCCATAAAAATTTTATTGTTTAAATCCATTCCAAATTTAACTCTTTCATCATCGTTGCCGAATTCGTTTATTAAATCTTTTTCAACACTCTTGCAATACCTATCCCATGCGCTTGCTTTCTGTTCTAGATCTTTGTTACGTTCTCGTAACTCCGCTATATCCCCAATAAGCTCATCTCGTTGCTTCTTGTACTCTTCACGATCTTTTAATGCTTTGTGAAGTTTATCTAATAACTTGTTAAAGTTAGTACAAAGATTTTTATATTGTTCATCTGATAAGGTGAACGTCATCTCATAACCTCCAATAGCATCTCATTTTCAAAAATATTTCCAACAATTTCAATAATATCGTCATTTTCACTTAGTAATTCAGTTACATTGCTAAAAGTTATATAAAAGGCTCCTTCTTTAAACTCGATAAAACTTACTTCTCTCGAATAACAATCTTGAACAATATCCCCTTCATAAATCTCCACACCGTGCACATCTTTAAATCCTGTGTATTGTAATAGTTTTACTTCATTGAAACTTTTATAACCTGTTGAAATCAAAATGTACCCACTATTAAAATCGATTTCGTCAATAATACTCATAACTTTTTTATCTTTATCCCAAGCTTTAAATTTCAACATCATTCTACCAACTCCCCATCTTTCCAAATCAATGTCATCGTCATGTCATCGTTTAAGATATAGAATGCTTTAGTAGGAAAAATATTGTCGTCTTCAAAACGTTCGTTCAAACTGATACCTTTGTGTAATGCGGATTTATAGACTCCTTCTTGAATCTCATATACCTCTAACAACCTATCAAACTTAGTCTCTTCCGTTACTTCTTTTTCAATATCAACTATGAAGGGGATATCAATTGGAATAAAACTTGACGTCGAACACTTATTTGTATTTGGATGAAAACGAACGAATCCATCACTAAATCCTGTTGAAAAAAATATTTTTCCTTGTGATAGATCCGGATTTTCTCGCGCCCATTTAATTAATTCATCTAATCTCATTTCTTTTTTAACTTTGATTTTCATTGTTATATCTCCTCTTGAACAGTAAATTTATCGTTAATTGATACATATCCAGTCACATTACATAAGATGCTATCAACATGAAAAGTCACAAAACAGTTGCGCTCAACATCATTTGAATAGAATCTTTTATTACCTGATAACTTGGGGTTATCCCAAGCCCATTGGATAAGTTCAGGTAAATTCATTTCTTTTTCAATTTTGATTTTCATTGTTTCCGCCCTTTTAAAATAAAGTTAGTTGCTTCTGTTCCTCATATTCCAAATCATGTTGCTTTATATATGTTTCAAGCTCTTCGGCTGTATCAAATGTCTTTTTCACGCCTTGCCAACCTGGTACGATATGCCCATGAAAGTAATAAGTGTCATTTACTACATGGATATGTGCCACTCGCTCGTTATCCTGATACAGATATCTCTTAGAGCCGAAAAAATGTTTTAAGTATTCTTTACGTCCGCTATCTGTCATGGTCATCACTCCCACAAGTCAAATACTCTATCGACGTAAAACTTCGCCTTTGCTAAATCCTCATGACCATTCTTTAACGGTGCTCTAGACAAGTATTTAATTGCATTACCTATTGCGAATGCTAATTGTGGTGGGTACTGTGCCGTAACTTGTTCAATAAAATCTATAATTTCAATGTCGCCGTATGTGTAATGCGCAGGTTGCTTAACGTTGTCTTGCGTTTTGTTCATATCTACTTTTCTGTTACTGATTATGCTCATTATGCTTCACTCCATTTCTTGAACATTTGGTTATAAGTGACATCGAACCAGTACGGATCACGTGAATGTTTTTGAGGCGTTCCATCATAAAGCCATGGTCTCAATCTTCTCTTTCTTTCTTCTTCATATTCCGCTCTCACATTTCGTTGGTATAGGTTCAAAATCGCTTTTTTTCTGATTTTTTCTCTCTCTTTTTCTTCATCTTTTATTTGACTCTTCATATATTCAACTTCATCTTTAGATTTTGAGTCTTTTCTTCCACACAATAATTCATCGCCGCGCATTTTATGTTTGTATCTGTATCTAAGAAGTTCTGGAGATATATGATATTTTTCTGAAACTTCTCTCAATGTCATTAGTTTTCCTTTGATACGCACTCTTATAACTTTTCTTCTAGCCATCATTCCACCTCTAAATCTAAAACCTTGATATTTATAACGTTATATTTTAATAGTTCACCTGGATTATTAAATAAATAGTCCGCCAAATTCTCTTTTTCTTTATCAATCTGATTGTAATTAACACTTTCGACTTCTGTAGGAATTCTAATGTCAACAGAAGCATTGATATAAGCTTGATGTTGCATTCAATCACACTCCTAATCCTTCATATAAAACGGAGAAGTAAATCCGTCACTATTCAAATTCAATCCTTTTGCCCAATCGACAGGCTTATTCATGATAGTTTCGATTTCCTTAAGTCCATTTGAACCTCTAGGTATTTCTACAATTACTTCATCATGGACATGTCCAACTATTTTAAAACCTGATGCTTCAAGCCTAGCTATAGAAATCGCAAGTAAATCCCTTGCAGTTGCTTGAACAATATTCTCGACTAACTTCCCACCATACGTTTTTAACTTTGACCATTTACGGTTAAGATCTAAGCCCATAAATTCAACAACTTGACTACCCCAACTATTTTCACCAACTGAAGCTTTTGGATAAGCTAAAGCTCTTCCACTAGGCAGTTCAATCATTAGAAAACCTTTTTTCATATAAAATCTAAGTCCATGCGTATGATGCGTCTTTCGGGATTTCACAGTATTAATTGCAGCCTCTTGGCAAGCCTTCCAAAAATTAACTATGTTAGGATTTGCGTTACGCCAACTATCAACTAAACCTTGTAATTCATTTTCTTCAATGCCCATTTCCAATGCACCCATCGCTTTTAAAGCTCCAGCGCCACCTTGATAACCTAAAGCTAATTCGGACACTTTTCCCTTTTGTCTGAGAGGGTCGCCTTTAGTTATGCTTTCTACCGGGACATTAAACATTTGAGAAGCCGATGCTTCATATATCTTTCCGTGTGTGTTGAACACATCTAAACGCCATTGTTCTTTTGCATACCATGCTATGACTCTTGCCTCTATTGCAGAAAAATCACTTACTGCTAGTTCATTACCTTCTTCAGCAGTAAATGTCGTCCTAACTAATTGACTTAATAAGTCTTGAGGATGAACATTGAGTAATAAATCTAAATCGTCAAAACGTTGTTCTTTAATAAGATCTCTTGCTATTTCTAATTCAGTATCTGAAATATAATGCTTTGTTAAATTCTGAAGTTGTACACCTCTACCTGCCCATCTTCCAGTACCGGCACCGTAAAATTGAAACAGACCTCTTACCCGTTCATCACTGCACATCATGTCATGCATTTTGTTGTATTTTTTCACACTGGTTTTAGACATTTGCAATCTAATTTCTAGCATTTTTTTAGCTTTTCCTGTTGCTTCTTTTAAGTACTCCTGAACCGTTTTCTTTTGTAAATTAGGTATATCTAATCCTTGGTCATCCTTTAACCAAGCCAATAATTGTGTAGGACTATTAGGATTTTCTAAACCTGTTATATGTTTAGCTTGATTAAGCAATTCTTCTTTACTCTGCTTATCGAGCACATTAGCTCCTAACATCAATGATTTAGAAAGCTTAATACCTCTGTCGTTTATATGTTGGTCAAAAACCCAATATGCTTGTTCAATTGCAGTTACTGGAAAGTCTTTAATTTTATGAGCAATCGTCATTTCTACTTCTACATCTCGAATACAGTAATCTATAAATTGTTGCCATTTTTCAAGATCATGTTCAGGCAAGTTTCTTGTTCTTCCTCCATTAACTTTTGTTGGTTTACAAGGTATAGAGAAATAACGAATTAAATTTTTACCTGCTTTATCTTTTTGGTTTTGTAGTCTTAAAACTTCTCCAACTTTATCAAGCGAAGCAGGTAAGCCAATACGCATTGAATTAACCATTGTGCAAATCCATTCTTCAGGTGGCATCTGTTTATTAAAATGTTTAGCAAGACAAGTTCTTTCGAAATTAGCATTGAATGCATACTTTTTTACAGCAGGATCAAAAAGAGCAATTTTAAACGTCTCAAAATCAGCGTGGAAAGGCTCATTATCTACTTTAGTCATGTCAATCGCACTAATCGCTCCACCATCTATTGAATAAGCTATAATTAAAATTTCGAAATCTTCAGCTTCTGTGTATTTATAGGCACCACATTTCGAAATATCATTACTGCTATATGTTTCAATATCTATATTCATAAATCTCAAATTCTTGACACCTCAATTTCTTTAAAATTAAAGTGGGGCTAAAACCCCACCTATTGACTTATAAGAAATCCTCATCATCAGTGTCTAATTCATCGAAATCATCTTCTGCTGCACTTGCACCGCCAAGAGGTTCGCCTTTTTCTACAAGTTGAATGTTGTTCAATCCAACTGCGATACCCTTATTACCATTTGTGTTGAAAGGAAATAGATTAATTGAAGCTCTAATATAATCACCACTTACAACAGTTCCAGAATCCGTTAATCTAATTTTGTTTTGGTCAATAATACCAGGTGCTTGTTTGCTTGATGCGTTAATAAAATAAGCGTCTTGATAATTGACATCATCTTCTCTTTCAGTATCTCCATCACGTAATGGAAGTTTCAGATTTGCAGGAACTTTGCCTCCAAACTTACTAACTTTTCCTTCTTCTTTAGCAGCTTCTATAGCTTGTTCAATGGCTTTTATCGTACTTGTATCTGATTTAGGAATGATTAAACTGATTGAATACTTTGATTCTTGCCCTTCTTGCATACTGTGAGGTTCAAAAATATGTGCATATGATGCTCTTACTTTTCCTGTAATCACTTTAGTTTTATTTAATACTTTTGCTTTCATGTTTATATACCGTCCTTTTAAATTTTTATAGTTTGTCAAAATCATCTTCAGCAGATTGCTTTATAGCTGGTCGTTTATCCGACTCGGTAGCAAGTGTTAATTTACCTTGCGGCTTTTCTATAAAACCCTCTGTAATTTTAGAAAATGCTTTTTTACCAATTAATTTTTCTAAATTCGTAATGCTAAGTAACTTGGTTTCTGTAATATCTTCAGGTTTATAACCCGCTTCAACTAACTTTTCAAGCATTGCTTTTGTATCAGTTATCATTCTTCGTGAACGACCTTCTACAAGCTTCCAACCAGGATAGTTTTTATCATTTTCTTTCGCTTGATTTAGTGCATATTGTTCTACTTCATCAGCCCATTTTTTGATATCAGGCAGTTTATATAAAAGTTCTGCAATCTCTTCATCACTTAACAAATGTGGTGGCTTTTGAGGCACATTTTGCATGTATTCTGCACGTGTTCTACATGAATGATTTATCTTACAGAATCTACAATGACTACCTGCTTTAAACTCTCCTCCACCGTTATAAGCAAGTCTGGCTAATGGTTTAACAAAATCGGCTCCCCATTGAAGTAATCTTGATATTGGTAACTCTTCAGTAGAAAAGTTATCTATTCGAGGTTGTATGATAGTCATGCGAATTGTATGAATGTCATACATTAAACTAAGCAGTTCATATGCGCCCAAGCCATATAATCTAAGTTGAGGATTATCTATAGCTGAAACTTCAATGCCTTTACCATATTTAAGGTCAATAATTTCAAGTACACCACCTGAAAATATAATGACATCACCAGTTCCAAAAGATTCAGGGACGTATTTACCTAAATCTAATTTTGTTTCAAATAAAGCTATTACATCATTATCCCTACTCAAAGCTTCGTTATATTTTTCTTCTACATTAGCTACATACTCTTCCACATATTCACGCAATTCTTCGCTGTAATATTGATTTCTCTTATAATTTTGAAAAGCCTTATTAAACTCAAACTGTGTTAGGCCTTCATATTTAAGGCTGAAATATAACTCACTTAACTCATGGGCGAATGTACCTTCTTCGGCAAAAACTGTACTTTTATCTGCAATACCTTCACTTGCCTTAATACTCGGTGGGCAGTTTAGCCATTGTTTTGCTCCACTTGCACTAAGCTTTGCATGAGCTCTATTTGAGTGATCTAGCTTCATGCATTAATTCTCGCTTCCATGAAATCAACAATTTTTTCATAATGTTCTTCTTTGATAGTAGATAGCTTATCCGCACCAAGTTCGTTAAGTTTATTTCTAAATTCTTTCTTATCAGAAGTATCTGCTTTTTTAAGGAACTCTTTTCCTACTGATAAAATATAATCTTTAGTTAAATCAGTAGACGTTTCCTTAACTTCTTCAATTGTTTCCAGTTGAGCTGTTTCTTCTTTTGGCATTGGTGCTTCTTTAACTTTCTCTTGTACGATTGATGAATCCACAGTTGATAGTTCAGTATTTAACACACGTAAATTCTTATTTAATAGTTTTAATTCTTCAAAAATATCTTCTAATATTGCCATTGATTAAATCCTCCTTAAAATTGGTTAGCTAGACGAATCATTAACTTGATACGATCTTCTATTTCTCTAGGGTCATCACTTTGTTCATTCAATCTTGCTAACAATTCAAATTGCTCTTCTAAAATTTCTTTTTTACGTTCGACGACAGTTAAATGTAATTGTGCTTCGATAACACGCCATTTTCCCCAACTTTCCATTTCAACCTTTCCTTTTTTCTTAAGTCTCGAAAGTGTGGATTTTGCATGTGTTTTCGATACTCCAAAAACTTCAACTACATCATCAGGATTGAAATTGTCATATGTTGCAAAATGTGATAGTATTTTTTGTTGTAAGGTCATATTAATAACTCCTTATATAATTATTTAAGACAAATGCTTATCTTTAACTGTTACTTGTTGTCGCAAGTAGCAGTTTTTTTATTCTTCATAAAAGTACTCTTTATAGAATATGAATGTTGCGATACTTGCGAATCCTGCAATTGACCACGCTGTAGTGAAGTATAGAAACGGCATGAGTACAATCGCTAAGACCGTGAAGCATAGCACTGCTATTAGGTAGCTTTTATATGTGTCGCTCATTTGATAATCCTCCTAATACCATTTTTTATGCTTTCTGATCAAATACTCTTCCAATTTAGAAATATTAATCAGAGTGCCTGTTGGTGAATAATCAATGTATAAATTTTCTACACCTAAATTATCTTTGCGGTAATATTTCAACCAGTTGTATACTGTACTTCTACATACTCCAAACAATTGATGGATTTGTGTAGGTGTTGCGTATAACTTTTTCACAAATTTTTCTTCGCCTCTATATGTGTTTTCTGGTGTTGGTGGTACTATGATTTTTGGCATTTCTATCTTTCCTTCCGTGTATAATGTTAAAGTTTGTTATTATTCGCCCTGTATTGAAGTTCTCTATCTAATGCATAGAAAACTTTGTTTATTTCTAAGTAGCTGTAATCACTTTTTTTAATAAGCTCTAATATTTCCGCTCCTAAGTTACGTTCCTTTTCCGTTAAATAGGATGAAGAAGCATCAGCTTTGCTAGAAACTTGTGGGACGCCTATACGCAATCCTTCTGATCTTGTGTTCATATGTTTATGCTCCTTTCGTGTATAATGTTGTTATCAACCTAAGGAGGTGATAACATGCCCTTGATATCTGATGAATTTGATACACTTACTAAAGACCAACAATATATCTTGTCCGTACTCTACAAAGATTATTTAGAATGTGTAAAGTTAGGTTCGGTTAAATTAACCTGCAATAATTTTGGAAGTGCTAAAGATATACATACAAAGTATTTTCAAAAACTACATTTCGAAGATGTAAAATACGATTTAAATAAACTTAAAAACTCTGGGTTCCTAAACGGCGTGTATGCTAGTAACACTATTTATCATGTAACAATTTCAGACAAGACTGTTGTTTACTTTGAAAATGAGTTTAAAAACAATTTAAAAAGTATCATTGATAGCATTTCTAAAATTGCTTCAATAATTCCTGGTCTCTAGTTGGGTTTATAACTTCCCAATCATTTGCCATGAGGTCATCGGCTGAAGGTTGCCAATATCTGATAAGGTTTGTCCCATCGCTATTTGAAATGATGCATTGTAAAAAACTATCATTTGTTGGTAATATCTTAGTTCGATGACTTTCTTTCCAATCTTTCCGTGTCATAGAGACAAGATTTTTTGTAGCTATCTTAGTTGCTTCTTGAATGTTCATTTGTTATTCCTCCTTTTAAGATGTTTATGATCCTTTCTGCTATACTCCTGTTATGGAGGTGATAGGATGAAACTTAATCACGATTGCGTTAGACTCTTGCTCTTAGAAATAGAATCTAATAAGAAAATAGGTGAACCACTTACTCGACATAATTTCAACGATAATATTATTTTTGATAAATATGATTTTGAAACAGTAATGTACTCACTTTTAAAATTAGAAGAAGCTAAATTTATTTGTTGCGATCTGAAATTCATCGAAGGCAGGGTCGTTTCTTGGATTATTGATGACATCACTTGGTCTGGCCATGAATTTCTCGATAATATTAGAGACAATAAAACTTGGAACGAAGTTAAAAGAGTCGTTAACAAAACATCCAGTATGTCTCTTAATCTTATGGGGAAATTAGCTTTTCAATATCTTTCTCAAAAATTCAATCTAACTTAAATTCATAACCATCAACCAAGGCATATAAGTTATTATTTACGTATGGTATTTCTTCAATGGTGTTGTTGATGAAATGAGATCGGACCATCAGTTCATATCCGTCATTAATTTGAATATCTAATGGTCGCCTATTACCTTCTTCGTCATAGTAGTAATAGATGACTTTTTTGTTTTGAGCTTGCATTTGTCGTTCCTCCTTTAAGTTGTTTTGTTATATAATTTAGTTATCTCCCAGTGGAAGGAGGTGAAATTTATGGATTTAGAGAAAATTGCTCACGATATTACAATCTCGCTATTACCTAGAGCTCTAGATAGACATAAGATTCATAACGAATGGCAAGAAGTCGGTGATGACGTAATTGCATTCGCTAAAGATAGCATTGCTCGTGACTATTTCAGCATTTACTCTTCTGTGTTATTGGGATTACAAGAAGAAGAAAAAAGCAGAAAAGATTTAGGATTGTAAGGCAATAGCGCACTTGATTACTTGCACTAATTAAGTGCGCTTATTTAATTAGATATTTCTTACCTTCTCTATCCGAGACCACTTTATATTTTTTTAATTTGCTTTCTTTCACTTTTAACCATTGATTTCCATGCCACACGTCAATTAAGTTTTCGTGTTTTTTATTGAATAGCCTTCTTAGTAGTTTCATTTGTAGTTCCTCCTTCATTCGAAATCATCGATAGTTAATTCTGAAACTCTCTTTTCATAGATATATAAATAATAGTTTTTGATATCTCTATAAATTTTTGCTGCTAGGTTGTATTCACTTTCACTCAAGTCTGAATTAAGTGTCACTCCAAAAATTGATAATGTTAATTTTCTAATATGGTCATGAACATCTTGTACATAAGCTTTTTGATGAATTGATTTGAAGCCATGCTGATACTTTTTTAGCGGAATCGGATGATTGAGCTTCCTCAATCTTCCTAGCGACAAATCTTTTGCGAAATTGAGTTTTTTATTGATTTCTTCTAAATCGTCATTATTGATTCTTACTTTACTGAAAATTGCACCTGAGCTGATTGGTTTCTCGCCTTTTATAGCATTTCTAACTTCTTTCGCTATAATTTCTTTCAACTCTTCTTTGGTTAATGTGATTTGTTCCATAGTTTCCTCCTGTTACGACATTTGTACAGGTTTCTGTACATTTTGTTCAAAAAAATATCTACCTACTTTTGTTGGTGGGATTTCTAATAATTCACAGATTCGTTTTATTTCCCATTGTGTAAATAAATTTTTTCCTTGCAACTTGTGATTAATAGATGTCCTTGAAATAGGGATTGCGTTCGCTAAAGAACTTTGGCTATATCTATACTCTGCCATTCTTTCGTACAGCAAACTATAATCGAAATTGTATATCATAAACTCACCTCCCTTCTTGTTCGGTTTTCTGTACAAATCAATTAAAACACCTTTGTTTAAATAAGTCAACACATAAAATACATTTTTCTGTACAATATTTGTTAAAAATTATTGATAATCGTCATTGTACGTAGTATTATGTTCTTAGGAGGTGTTCAGAAATATGAACAGTTTTAAGGATAGATTAAAGCAAATTATGTCTGAACGGAAGATATCTCAATCAGAGCTATCAAGAAGGACTGGTATTGGTAGAAACTCAATTAGCGATTATTTAAACGGAAAATATGAAGCGAAACAAGACAAAGTCTTTGAACTAGCAAAGGCTTTAAACGTTAACGAAGCGTGGCTTATGGGGTTTGATATTTCTAAGAATAGAAAAATTGAAAATAACGACATCACTTCCATATACAGTAAACTCACGCCTCCAAGACAAAGCAATGTACTAAAATATGCGACTAATCAATTAGAAGAACAAAATAATGACAGTGATAATCTGGTAGATTTCAATTCTTACATTCAAGAAAAATCCGAAGTGGATATATATGGTTGTGCGTCAGCTGGTATTGGCGAAAGATTATATAACGAGCCTATTTCAAAAGAATTCGTAAGAGGTTATGTCCCCGCACATGATATAGCTTTAAAAGTAAATGGAGACTCAATGGAGCCGTTATTTAAAAACGGACAAATTATATTCATTGAAAAATCTCACACTATCAAAGATGGACAAATAGGCGTCTTTATTATAAATGGAGATGCTTACGTAAAGAAAGTTTATGTAGAAGATAATAGATTAACGTTGGTTTCTTTAAATAAAAAGTATAAAGATTTATATTTTTATGATAACGAAAGTGTGAGGTTAGTTGGAAAAGTTATTTTATAGGAGGTAGTAAAATGAAACCTAGAAAGCAAGATGAAAAAATATTATCAGATCAATACAGTTACTTTGAACCAATAATCAGCGACAGTTGCGACATAAAATTCGACGAAAACAAGAGGAGAATGGGTTCTATATTCATTTCACATGAAGAGATTTGTTTTATAAGGAAAGAAGAAGATTATATATTCAAAATCTCATTATCAGAGGTGATAGATTATAACACTGTTGTTACTATTTGGAAAAACCAAGCTTTTTTAACATTAAACGATAATAGAAAATTAACAGTTTATTTCGTAACAAACTCTCCTTTAACAGGATTCATCTCAATTTTAAAAACTTATATGCAATTATCTAAGAATAAGGAAACAATTATCTCGAATGATTGTCTACCTATTAATGATGATGAACAAACTAAAGTTGAAATTTTCGACGTCGTAGGATTAAATTATGAAGGTCGTAGAAAAGAATTAAAGAAACTTATCAAGAAAATGAAAAATAACGACGATTTCTTTTTCTTATATAGTGATTTGAAAGGAAATGAACTTAAAGAAGAATTACTTTATGAAGACAAGGTGTATGAAATTTCTGATTACGAGGTTATTCCTGGTGTATTCTTACAAAAAGAACCGGATAATCCTTATGATGAAAACGCGATAAAAGTTATGATTTCAAATGAATACTCTGAATTTCACGTTGGATATGTACCTAGAGAGTATGCTTCAAGATTAGTCAATCATATGGACAACATCGTTTCTTGTAACGCATATATTAATGGTGGTAAGTATAAAACTTTAGATTATTTAGAAGAGAAAATCGTTACTAAAGAATCAGACTATGGATTACGAGTACATTTAGAATACAAAGTTTGAGATAGGTAAAGATTGTATTTTTATAAGTAATTACTATAAATAATAGAAAATTCATTTCACAGGAGGGTTTAACATGGATTTTAAAGAAGTTGACATTAACATTGAAGAGTGGGAAATGGTTGAAATCCCCTTTTATACAGAAGAAGAACTGACTTATAGATTGAACAATGGTTTACCTATAACTAAAAGTGAACTTGAAGAACAGGAGTCGAAAAAATGAGTACTTATAAAGAAATTGAACACTTACACATCAATACTGGTGGTAAAGAGCTTACTCAAGAGCAAATAGAAGAGGCTAAAGCTTTTATAGACAGTCAAGAATTTAAAGATATGATTCGAGAAGCTAAAGAATCACATCAAAGAGTTATGGAGTCTAAAATCACTGATAGAACTAAATTGTGATTAACAGCGCCTGTGTGGCGCTTTAATATAAAAGACGTCTATTTCAGCAGTGTTTGAAAGGAAGTTTATAATGAAAATAACTAATTGCAAAATAAAAAGAGAAACTATAGTATATGAAGTTTTAACTAGTGGTAATCAACCATTCACTTATGAGTTACCTAAAGATTTATCGTCACATAATGCGCGTAAATACTTGGAATTTATTTCACAAAAATTAGATGGCGATAAGTTAACCAAAGAAGATTCATTATGATTTTACTAAACAAAAAAACGCCTACTAGTGTGAAAACGTATTGATTAATAGCGCCTATGTGGCGCTTTAATATATAAAGTAAGCAAAGGAGAAATGAAAATGAAAAA